GAACAACTTGTTGGCATCTCTCACCAAGTTCTCAGGCATTGCGAAGCTTGACGCTTTGGTGACGGGATCGTCGAAGGACACCCTGAACAACAACAAGTTCACATTGGCAAATGTGGCTCTGTACAACACATCTCTGGGCGATCTGACATCCTCTGTCAATACGCACATGAAGGAAGCAGCGTACATCCGCAACGCTCAGCTGGACTCCACCAAGTACACCTACGCTGAGAACAGCAGAAATAGAATCACTTTCGCAACTCTGCTCGCGAGCGGCACTGCTGCAGAGTTCAATCGATTCTCGTCGTATGCTAAGTTCACCAACTTCATGTACGGCGGATTCGACGGAACCAACTTCCTCAACAGGGATGCGCGACGCATGAACGATAAGTCGGTGTCCTTTGACACTGGAGGCGGAGCATCCTCTACAAACGACATCTCGGGATTCGCAACGAACCCCTCGGGACAGGATGTTGACAACAGCGGTGTGAGCTCCTATCTGACAGCAGTCAACATCATGACTGACCCGATGGTGGCCAACAACAATCTGCTTGTCATCCCCGGCATCAGAGAGCCTTACATCAACGACCAGACGATGCAGAAGGTCCGCGATTATGGTCTTGCCATGCACGTCATGGACATCCCCGCATATGACGACAGCAGCAATCGTCTGTATGATGACTCGACTGCGAAGCCGAACGTCAACATCACAGCCAACGCTCTGGACAACCGAGCCATCGACAACGACTATGCAGCAGCATATTTCCCGTCTGTCTTTATCGATGACACGACCAACTTCCGCAAAGTGAAGGTCCCCGCATCGGTAGCGGCCCTCGGCGCCCTGGCGTTCAACGACAAGATCGCATATCCGTGGTTCGCGCCGGCAGGCTTCAATCGCGCAGCACTCGACTTCGTGACCAACGTCGATGTTCGACTCAACGTTGCAGATCGAGATCGTCTGTACGAGTCGAGGATCAACCCGATCGCGACGTTCCCGCGCTTGGGATACGTCATCTACGGTCAGAAGACGCTCAAGAACAACAAGAGCGCTCTCGACAGAGTCAACGTCCGCCGCCTCATGCTGGAGATCAAGCGCACGATCATCGACATCGCCAAGCGCCTCGTCTTCGAGCAGAACACAGCGGCTCTGAGAAACAAGTTCGTTGCAGATGTTTCCTTCCAGCTCGGCCTCGTTCAGGTCCAGGCAGGAATCGAGGCCTTCCAGGTCATCTGCAATGAGTCCAACAACACCCAGGAGGACGCCGACCTCAACCGCATGAACGGAAGAATCGTCGTCGTCCCGACACGAGTCGTTGAGTACATCAGCATCGACTTCATCATCACCAACAGTGGTGTGCAGTTCGTCTGAAAATGATCACTCGACGGGATAGTTAGCACAACGGAGCGAATAGATGGCACAGCTGAAATTTGGTAGCGCGGGCGTCACTGCACGAGAGATTGATATCTCGGGACCGGTGTCACAGCAGCCCGTCGGCATCCCCGCCGGAATCGTGGGCACGTCTCTCAAGGGACCTGCCTTCGTTCCCGTCACCGTTGGCAATCTGTCCGACTGGTACGCGAAATTCGGTCAGACGGATGGAAAGAAGTTCGGACCTCTCGCTGTGGTCGAATGGCTGCGTAATGCGAGAGCTCTGACGTACCTCAGGGTCCTCGGCGCAGGTGATGGCCGCAAGCGCGACACCGTCACAGGAGACGTTACTGCTGCTGGCTTCACAGTCGGAGAGCAAGAACCTGACTCGACAGGAGTCATCACCAGCAATCCATATGCAAATGCGGGTGGTCCTCTTGGACGAACTTACTTCCTTGGATGCTTTATGTCAGAGTCTGCAGGATCCACCTTCTTCAGCGAGGCCGGCCTGCAGACTTCTCCAACTGCAGTTCCTGTCGTTCGAGGCGTTCTCATGGCTGCCTCGGGCGTCATCATCCGCATGTCAGCGTCTCTACCGGGAGCTACTTCGGCGGCACCTGCCCCCAGCCTCGTTGCTACGGACGCAAACGCTGAGGGTCACACCACGGGAGAAGTCATCCTCACCGAGAACGGCGTTCCCAAGCAGGAGTTCATCCTCTTGCTCAATGGTCACAAAGGAACCGACGTCTCGAACCCAAATGTGATCACGGCATCCTTCGATGTGACTTCCAAGAGCTACTTCGCCAAGTCGCTCAACACCGATCCCGCGAAGCTCCAGGAAGCTGGTCACTATCTCTATGCTGCATGGGACATCCACCCAGTGCTTGCTGCAGTGACTGGAACGGGTCTCATGACCTCGTCGTTCTCTGCGGGTCTCAATGGCGGCCACGAGCCCTCTGCTTTCGTGGTAACATCCTCGCTGACAAGAAACAGCGGCAGTACGACAGTCCCCAACTACGAGAACTTCCGCGACCGCTTCGGCCACGCAGTTTCTCCCTGGCTCATCAGCCAGAAGTTTGGTGGAACAGCACAGAATCTGTTTAGATTCCACACGCTTGATGACGGAAACGGCGCGGGCAGCAGACTGAAGATCTCCATCGAGAACATCACTCCCTCGACCGATCCTCTCAACAAGTTCGGTTCGTTCACGGTTGTCCTTCGAGACTGGGCAGACAGAGACCTCGACAAGAAGACATTGGCGAACGAGACGTTCGCGGGCGTCAACTTGGATCCTTCGTCTGATCGTTACATCGCCAAGGTGATCGGCGACGCTCACGCTTACTTCGACTTTGATCGTGAGGAATCTCAGCAGAAGCTCGTCGTCGAGGGCAACTACGAGAACCGCTCCAACTACGTTCGCGTGGAAGTTCACACAGACGTGGAGAACGGTTTCGTGGATCCTTCCGCCCTACCTGTTGGATTCCGAGGAATCGACTACCTGCTCACCAGCGGTTCGGCACTACCCGCTATCGCAACACCCGCAAGCGGAGCATTTACCGATGCAAACGTCCTGAAGTCTGCAGTTCAGCCTCCTCTTCCGCTTCGTCGTAAGATCACGACATCGACTGAATGGACTTCTACGGAGGCTGTGGAGCCGAAGTTCTACTGGGGCGTTCAGTTTGAGCACCCTGAGGCGCTTCTCAAGAAGAACACCAACACTCTGCCGAACGACTCTCTCAAGTCTTTCGCAAAGTACTTCCCGAACTTCACAGTGGACACAGCCAAGTTCTTGCAGTCGGCCGGATCGGACGACTTCAACAACAACATGTTCTCTCTGGAGAATGTGATGGTTGTGACGGGAACGAACGGACTCGCAAACCCCAACAAGTGGGCGTCGGCAGTCTACGCTCGCGGTGGCTCTCTCACAGCAGCAGACACCACGGGACTTGGAACTGATGCTTCCAAGGTCCGCAACTTCAAGGTCGAGGACCTGACGTCCAACAAGACGTTCGGAAAGTTCACGCTCACCCTCCAGGGCGGCTTCGACGGCACCAACTTGTTCAATGCCGATGAGCTCGAGATCAACAACGCCGCTGTCGCTGCCGACATGAATGCCGTCGCTGGACGTGGTCTAAATGAGGGACCCAACGTCAGGACCTATCTCAAGGCCCTAGACATCATGAAGAACACTGTCAACATGGACATCCAGCTCCTGACTATCCCTGGCATTCGCCAGCCGATCATCACGGACGCAGGAATCCTGGCAGTCGAGGAGAGATTCGATGCTCTCTTCCTTGTCGACGTCGAGCAGCAGGATGAGCTGGGCGAAGACGTGACGTCTGACACTCAGCTGCCGTCTGTCACCAACACCGTGCAGGTCTTCAAGGATCGTTCGGTGGACACCTCGTTCGGCGCCGCTTACTTCCCGGACATCCTCTACAAGGATCCGACCGGAGTCAACCTCTTCGTCCCGCCCTCGGTCGTTGTCCTCGGAGCGCTCGCTCTGAACGACGCAGTCGGCCACCCGTGGTTCGCTCCGGCGGGCTTCACGAGAGGCGCTCTTCCCACCGCAGCTCTGGAGCCACGCGTGAGACTGAGCCAGAAGGACATGGACACCCTGTACGACAACTCCATCAACCCCATCGTCTCCTTCCCGGGAGCAGCTCAGTCGGGCACCAATCCGTCGGGCGGTCTGGTGGTCTGGGGACAGAAGACGCTTCAGGTTGCAGCCTCGGCTCTTGACAGAGTCAACGTCCGCCGCCTCCTGATCGAGATCCGCCGTCAGGTGCGAGACATCGCCCAGACGATCATCTTCGAGCCCAACAGGGCAGCGACCCTCGCTCGCTTCTCCGCTGCAGTCACCCCGCGTCTCCAGAGGATCCAGTCGCTCGCCGGCCTCGAGAACTTCAAGGTGGTCATCGACTCCTCGACGACGACCCAGGACGACATCGAGAACAACACCCTCCGCGGCAAGATCTTCGTCCAGCCCACGAAGACCCTCGAGTTCGTGTCGCTCGACTTCGTGGTGTCCAACAACATCTCGCAGTGAAAGCAGCATATTCCCCTCAAATTGGCCACTAGGTAACAGCGGTCGATTTGAGGGGGAATATTCAGGAGAACTCATGAGAATCACAGCAGCTCAGCTACGGAAGATCATCAAAGAAGAAGCGCAAGCACTTAGTGAAGCGCCTCGTTCTTCAAATGACTCAGAATGGAAGCTTCATTGGGGTCCAATCAAGACATTTGTCGACATGACCAAGTCGTCAGGTGGTCTAACTGTCACCGTCAAAGTACAGCCTGCGGGTGGAGACAAGATACACATTCGCGCTGAGGCTTCAACCAAGATTGGCAGCATGAGCTTTGGAGAGTTGGTGGGGAAATCAAAGGAAGATGCATTCGACAAGATGGGCGCAAGAATTCAGAATGTCCTCGATTCATTCGGTTCTAGCGCACAAATTCAACTGTCAAGTGCCGATGTTCCCAAGGGTCTGCTTACAGATGCCGAGATGATGAGAAAGCCCGCTCGGGGCCCACGCTATACGAGCAGCTACGACAATTCCGGTTTCAACGACTTTAAGGGCGACCATCGTCGCGGATCCGACCCAGTCGGAGGATGACATGAGAATCACGCGCAAGGAACTGACAGAGATGGTGGAAGACGAGGTGGCGAACGCTCTCCTCGACATCTCTGTCAAGAATTTGCGTGAGGGCTACGTCAAGACGACCGTGGTAGACGTCGACGCTCTTGTGGAAGACCTGATGGACTACGGAGATCCCGAGAGAGACTACGACGAGCTGGCAGCCAGATTCAGAAGCATTCTCGCGAGGCACGGCATCGTCGACGGGTGAGACCCCAAAATGAGGACGATTTTTCTGGGAACAGTGCTACTTACGCATAACGGGACGCAAAAGATCCCACACGGAGTTTGAACATGGCCGAGACACTAGACGTTTCTTCGATGATTCCTGCGAAGTTCGAGCCGAAGCGCAAGAATCGCTGGGTTCTCATGATCGAGGGAATCGACGCTTACATCGTCAAGACGGCGGCGCGGCCCACGTTCACCACAGACGAGGTGGAGCTTCCCTTCATCAACTCTCGCCGATACTTGGCGGGAAACACGAAGTTCGAGACAATGAGCGTCACTCTGCACGACCCCATCGCTCCCTCGGGCGCTCAGCAGGTGATGGAGTGGATCCGCACTCACTTTGAGTCGGTGAGCGGACGCGCGGGTTACTCTGACTTCTACAAGAGAGACATTCAGCTCAAGCTGCTCGACCCAGTTGGCACGGTCGTCGAGCTCTGGGATATCAAGGGAGCTTTCGTCACGTCGGCGAACTTCGGTGAGTTGGGATACGACGGCGCCGATCCCCAGGAGATCCAGCTCACACTCAGATACGATCAGGCTGTGCTTCAATTCTAGCTCGAAAAAAGCTTCGACAGGATTGAACAACTTCGTAGGCTGTGGTACTATTGATCCATGGCCTACGATCGCATTAAGTGTCCGAATTGCGACCTCACGTTTGGTCAAGAGTCTCGCTTCCTCGATCATCTGACAGACTCACACGGGGTCACTGACTACCTTCACCTGTACCTGAGCATCTTCTGTGGCGCGGTGCACAAGACATGTGAGTGCTCGACTGACTGTTCAGAGAAGCTTCCCTGGGCAGGGTGGAAGAAGGGGTTTGTGTCGAGGTATGCTCGTGGTCACAACGCTCGAGTGGACTCAGTCTACTTGCAGCCCGACCGGCAAGCTGAATTCGCTCTGAAGAGATCAGAGGGATACAAGGAAGGGAAGTATGTTGTCTGGAATTCGGGCCTGACAAAGGAGACGTCGCCAAAGATTGCTGCGATCGCAAAGAAGATCAGCGAGACTCTCACTTCTGGCTACGAATCTGGGTCTATCGTCGACTGGCACGCGAAAGATCCTCAGAAGAGCGCTGAGGCTGCAGCAAAGGCATCTGAGACGAAGAAAGCCATGTTCTCGTCGGGGGAGCTATCTCCGTGGAACTTGGGCCTGACGAAAGAGACAAGCCCGTCTCTTGCAGCTGCAGCAGACAAGATCAGCGCGCGTTATGACAGACCAGACGCTGGTCACAGAATCAAGCTAGCAGATCTAGAGTCAAGGATCTTGGCGCATTCTACCAAGTTCCAGCTCGTCAGTCCCCTCGAGGATTACAGGCGCCGTCGCGTCGAGAGGATGACGTTTCTCTGTCTGCAGTGTGGGCAAGAACAGAAAAAGAGTCTCGCGATGTTGGAGGAGACGCCAGTCTGCTTTCATTGTCACCCAAAGGAATCTAAGGGTCAGCTGGAAGTCCTCGACTTTGTCAGGTCGCTTGGCGTCGACGCAGTCTCGAGCGACAGGACGGTGATCTCTCCTCTTGAGATCGACGTTCTTGTTCCATCATTCAAGCTAGCCATTGAGTATGACGGTCTCTATTGGCACTCGGTCAAGAACTTGCCCGACAAGATGCACGCTGAGAGGAAGCGTCTAGCAGTAGAGGCCGCCGGATACAAGTTCTTTGGGATTTACGAAGACGAGTGGCGTGACAAGAGACCAATCGTGGAGGGCATGATCCGACATCGTCTTGGTCTGTCTCTCGAAGTTCTCAATGCACGGTCTCTAAAAGTCGAGAAGCTATCTGGCAAGGAAGTTTCGAGCTTCTTTGAGATGTCACATCTCGAGGGACACACGTCCTGCTCGACTGCGTTCGCTCTGACACAGAACGGCAAGATCATCGCTGCTATGTCTCTTCGAAAGCCATTCCACGCATCGAAGTCATCTCACCTCGAGGTTGCAAGATCAGCAGCTCTTCCGGGCGTCTCAGTCAGAGGTTGGCTAGGAAGACTTACATCTGCTGCTCTCAAGTACGCAAAGTCTGCTGGAAAAACAGGGCTTATGACGTATGTAGATGCCAGAGTTGGTTCTGGTGCTGGCTATGCTTCTGGTCTGTGGAAGATGAAGACAGCATCTACAGGGCCAAGATTCTGGTGGACTGACTATCACGATAGATTCAATCGGTTTAAGTACAGGGCTAACAAATCTGAGGGACTGACACAGGAGCAAGTTGCAGAATCAGCCGGCGTTGTAGAGATTTGGGGATGCGGAAACTATGTCTATGTGGCAGAATGATGCTTCCGAACTTTCTGAACACAACAAATACTTACCTGCATGAAGTTAACCTCCGATCATCTTCGCAGCATCATCACAGACGTCATCTCCGAGGCAGCTAAAAAGAAGAAGCCCGCTGCAAAGAAAGCTTCTGCTGTTGAGAAACTCGCTGCTAATGTTATTTCTGTTCTTGTGACTGATTACGTTGCCACCAGTCAATTTGATTCCACGGTCGAAGAGTTGTTCCTTGAGTACCTCAAGGATGGTAGCATGACCAGCAAACAATTTCGTTCACTGATGTCTAAAGCAAGCTTGGCCAAACTTCCATGGGATAAACTGCTAATGCCGATAAAGAAAGAAATCATCGGCATTATGAACGCTGTTGCAACAGATAATGACGAGGCGGGGGAGGAGTACGATTCTGACTCTAACTGGGACGGGGATGTCCCAAATGACCCAGACGAAGATTGGTCACCCGTTGATCGGCGCGAGTCGATGTACGGCCCGGTCAATCCACCCAAGAGAAAATCTGTTACTGCAAAGAAGACATCCGCTAAGCGCAAATAGAGAAGAGATTTTGATTGAGTGCGGAGATCGTTTGATCTCCGCTTCTCATTTAAGTCATACACACGCAGGATCGTGAATCCAAATACCCCATTCGGCCATATCAGGAGAAGTCCACCATGACGTTGCTACGTCTAGCTCCACGTTCTTGCCACCTGCTTGACTCATAACGGGTAGCAAGACGATTCCATTCGAATCACGCTTTGCAGTTACTGTCGCAGATTCTGGTGCAATCACGGCAATATGACCTGGCGATGCTTCCACCTTCTTGCGACAACAAAGCACAACAGGCTGACCTCGATTAGCTGCCATTTGTGCATCATCAAGAGATGTAGATCTCTGCCATCCAAATGTTGCAGAATGTGGTCCTGCTAACCAGCGAAATAAGCCGTTAGCAGAGAGTTCAATTGCTGTGCTGCTATAGACAGGATTTACAGCTCCTCCGCTCGTAAGCGTAGTCTCTGCACTTTGAGTCCACCACACACGAGGCAAGTAAGCCCCGCATGCATGAGAAAAGTCCGTTGCATACACGTTACAGTATGTTGTACCGGGCTTCGGCTGCCATCTCTTGCCCTTTTCTACGCCTAACCAGTGAATAATTGCATGCATTGATGACGCCGTCCCGTCAAAGGAAGGACCAGATTCAGTTAGGCGATAGGGATGTCCCCAGTCATTGGAGCGCAAGATAGACGTAGGAGCTATAAGATCGCATCTGGGAATTTTCGTCATGTGGTCTTTCTTTGTGTCGGAATCGATGAAATACCTATCGGGCTCTTCTCGAACAAATTTAGCCCAAACTCACTCTCAAAGAGAGTCAATTTTCAATTAAGCAGTTCATATTTCGAAGCTGCTCCATTTACTCGCGCCGCGGCCAAACGTAGTATCGCCGCAGGCAGGAGAACACATGTCAGACGACAGAGAGACTCGCAATGCAATCTTCACGCAGAAGCTACCAGAAGGCGTCCAGCCCGGCATGCCCACACAGACCGCCGCCCAGCGCATGAAGGCGGACTTTGGCATGGACATTCCGCAGGAGACTGTTCCTCTTCCTTCCAAGGGAAAGACGTACGACAAGGAATCTCCCCTCTACCACGCTGAGACTGTGGACATTCGAGCCATGACGGCTCGCGAGGAAGACATTCTCACATCTCGTGCCCTGATCAAGAAGGGCACGGTCATCTCTGAGCTCATCAGATCCTGCCTCATCAATCCTGCCATCAATCCGCTGGACCTTCTATCGGGAGACCGAAATGCACTGATGGTGTCGATCCGCGTGACTGGCTATGGTCCTCTCTACGAGACTGAGATGGAGTGCACGGAGTGCAGCACCAAGTGGCAGGCAGAGTTCAATCTGGGAGAGATGCCCATTAAGAATCTGGAGATCGAGCCCGTCATGGATGGAGTCAATCTCTTTGAGTTCAAGCTCCCCCGCAGCGGCAAGCTCGTTCGTTTCAAGTTCATGACAGGACGGGACGAGGAGGACATGATGCAGATGGCCGAGAAGCAGAAGAAGCTGGGCCTCAAGTCAGGGGAGTCCAACGTCACCACTGCGCTTCTCTACTCCATTGTGTCCGTCGACGGTGTGGAGGATCGCGCAAAGATCGCAGGCTTTGTCAAGGGAATGTCGGCATTCGACTCTCTCGCCCTGCGCAACTACGTCAAGAACAACGAGCCGGGCATCGTCATGAAGCAGGTCGTCACTTGCGACGCTTGTGGACACTCTGAGGAGGTGACCATGCCGATGGGCGTGACATTTCTCTGGCCTGGAGCGGGAAAGTAAGCCCACCACCCGAGAGCACTTCTTTGGGGTGGGACCCGAGCATCGCGAGATGCTCCTGATGGAGCCTGCATTTTTGCTCACCTACTACGGCGGGTTCACCTGGTCGGAGATCTACTCTCTGCCCGTTGCCTACAAGCGCTGGTTCATTGACCGCATCCAGAAGGAGCTTGCTGGCCCCGATGGAGACGGAGGAGGCAATCCGCCCACGCGAGCTCTCCACCAGAATGCGCCCGACGTCCGCGCCCTTCAGAACAAGGCGAGAGCCCAGACGCCGTCTCGGCTCCGCCGCTTCACGTAGCGTGACAAATCAGATAAAGAATGGGCAAGATAACTCACTGCTTTTCTTCTGAATTTTCTCGCTTCAAACTGTGAGCTCATTTGACCGCTTCTCGAATCTTGGCACGTGTCTCTTCACTCCGAGGCTTGCCAAGGTTCGAGGCGGCAATTTTCATTCTTGTCTCTTCAGACACTGCACGTGATCTTGTAGATGAATCGCATGACTTAATTATGAGAGAGCCCAGTCATGACGTATGCGATAGTTAGACTCACCAGGAGTCACTAGACATGTCAGAGAAGATCCATGAAGACGGCTATCTCAATTTGACGGGAAAGCTTCTTGTTGCATCTCTGGGTGCCTGGCTCGTCGGGAAGTACACAAATACTAAGCTCCGCGGCTCCTCCGAGGAGGTGGAGGCCGTCAAGAACGCTCTACTCTCTTCTCGTAAGTTCCAGGACGAGCTGCAGCGTCCTGGAGCCACGGTCGCATCCGTCATGGAGAAGCTGAGGATCAAGCAGATGTCTGCCGCAGAGTTTGAACGCGTTCTGGGCGTGCGTTGGCCCCTGTCGATATTTATGTTCGTCGGGGGCATTCATGCTGTTATCAGTTACTTCGCAACCTTCACGTTGTAAGAGTCGACCCAAAAAGACACTTCATCTGAAGTGTGATGCATGTGAGACGATTTTTACTACGCGCTTCATCAAAAACGATGCTGAACGAACCTTGCATTTCTGTTCGCGCAAGTGCGTAAATGATGCGCAAGCTAAAGGCTCTGTTCTTGACGAGAAGAAGCGTCGTTTGTGCTTGTCGAAATATGGTGTCGAGAACCCGCAACAGAATGATACTGTCAGAGAGAAGTCTCGTCAGACCTGTATTGCAAAATATGGACATGAAAGTTCAGCACAGTCGGATCTTGTCAAAGAGAAAGTGAAAGCCACCTTTCAGAAGAACTATGGCACATCATGGTATATGGGCACAAAGGAATTCCTTGACAAGGCAAAAGAGACCTGGAAGAAGAAATACGGAGAAGTCGACAACCCGATGCAATCAGAACAAGTCAAACAGAAGTACGACTTCAAGGATGTCTGGAGAAAAGCTCACGCGACGAAGAAGAAGAACGGGACATATAGGAGATCACACAAAGAAGAGAGATTTCATGAGCGACTCATGCGTCTCTTTGAACATGTAGAGACACAAATTCCGATCGAACATGATTCAGGAACGTGG